ACTCAAAGATATTATGTCTACATATGAGAAAGAAATGCAAATTACTAAGGCTGTAGAAGATCAAGCAGAAGCAGACACGCCACAAAGCGGATATGATACTACAAAATTATATACTTTACAACAGGACGAAACAGGAAAAACAGAACTTGTTACTGCTGATACTACAATAGATGATGCGGACATTGATACTGTAACTGCCGATACTGTGTTCCAATCAGCAGAAGCAAATGGCTACAAAGGCTATTTACTAGGTGATGGTATTCCGCCTAACGGAGCACCATTCACACAAGGAATAGCATTTCCATTAGGTCCATCAGAAGGACAATTCCATCTGAGAACTGATTACAAACCTACTAGACTATTTAGGTTTGCTAAAGGAAGATGGAGCAAAGTAGAGGATGATGTGAGAACAAATATAACTAATTTAGGTCCTAGCGATACTGCACCAGGTGCAGACTTTGCTGGAAACGAAAAACGTGAAACACAAAAAACTTCGTTCATCAACAATACAAATGAATCAGTAATTGATGGAGAAACAGTTAAAGAAAGACAGAGTCTTTCAAAAGCACTTAAACCAAAGGCAGATGAATAATGCGTATAGATGAAATATTAGGGTTCGCAACAAGAACGCCGAGAAGAACAACTATTAAGAAAAAAGTACGTAAAGATGATGACGAGCCACTTGCAATTAAGTTACAGCAACGTAGAGCTGCTGCTGCAAAAGGTGATAAAAATGCGTTTACACACGATTTTAAAAAGGCAAGTAAGTAATGGATTTCTTTTACGACGGACAAATTAGAAAATATGTTACTCAGTTTATGAGAATCTTTATTGGTTTCAAATACGAAGCAGGTAATGGAGATCAGCAAACTGTTCCAGTAATGTATGGAGATCTAACAAGACAAGTTGCAAACATCATAAGAGAAAATTCTGAAAACAAAATGCCAACAGTACCTAGAATGGCTGCGTATATCACTGGATTAGATATAGATACATCAAGGTTAACAGATCCTACATTTGTAAGTAAAGTCAATATACGTGAACGTAACTACACTGTAGATGACGCGGGTAACAGACAATATACAGGCGCTCCAGGTAAAAATGTTACAGTAGAAAGATTGATGCCAACGCCTTACTTGATGACTTGCAAATTAGATGTATGGACATCTAACACAGACCAAAAACTACAATTGTTAGAACAGATAATGGTGCTATTTAATCCTGCATTTGAAATACAAACAAATGACAACTATATTGACTGGACAAGTTTAAGTGTTGTAAGAATGACAGGTATGAATTTTAGTTCAAGAAGTATACCGGCAGGTACTGAATCAGATATTGATATTTGTTCATTAGATTTTGAAATCCCTATATACGTGTCTCCGCCTGCAAAAGTAAAAAAACTTGGAGTTGTGAGAAGTATTGTTGCTAACATATTTACAGAAGATGGCGATGTACAAAATTTATCAAGTTTAGTATACAATCAAACAGATTCAAATGTTGTATACGTAAATCCAAGATATCCAGTGTTGTTGTTTAAATCAAATAATGGCAATCCTAACGATTATGATTTATCAATTGTAGATCAAAATGCTGCAATTCAGAGTTTAGGTTTAGACAAAAAAGAATTTACAGATGATAGAAAATTAGATTGGAATGCTGTACTTGCTGCTTTAGGTAGTTTCCAAGAAGGCACAAGCACTATACATTTCCGCCAACCTAACGGTAAAGAAATTACAGGAACTTTTGCTATTAATCCTGTAGACAACTTTATTTTATTAGTTACAATTGATAAAGATAGTCCAGGTTGGACAGAAAATACTTTACTAGAAAGTCCACAATACCCAACAGGTAAAGGAACTTTTGATGCAATTGTAGACCCAACTACGTATAATCCTATTACAAGATTAAATGGAATAGATAACATTCCTGTAGGGCATAGATTTTTAATTCTTGAAGATGTAGCAGATGATGCAGATGGCTGGAAAAACAAAGATGGAACAAATACTGCTATTAAAGCAAACAGTGTTGCAGAATGGAATGGTTCAAGTTGGTCAGTTGCATTTGATCCTTCAGCAGTAGAAGATTTCACATATCTATCTAACATAACTACTGGAATACAGTATAAATGGGATGGTATACAATGGCTTAAATCTTTTGAAGGAGAATATGCACCAGGTTATTGGAGACTAGATCCCGAAGGTGCATAAGTAGTTTTATGCAAAAAAGAGTAGGCCTACTATATCTATCAAGAGATTCTCACCGAATACTTCTAATATTAGAAAATGAAAGGTGGACTGTGCCTACGTTTGCATTAGAAAATAATGTAATACAAGATAGCCAAGATTTACAACAGAAATTTTCATCTGGTAAAATAATACCTATAGAATTATATCTATCTAAAGACAAAGGATTTGAGTACGGAACATATATTTGTCTTGTAAAAGAAGAATTTATAACTGAAGTTATACCTACATTTTGTTGGGCGGATTTAAATTATCTACCCAAGAATGTGCATACAGGGTTAAGAAGCACATTAAATAATAGTCTAATTAGAACTAAAATAGAAACAGTTTTGGAGTTAGAAGATGCTATCAATATTTAATTCAGAATCATTTCAAAATGATTTAAGCAGATATACGAATGAAATTAAAAAGATCGACAATGTAGATGTGAAAACTAATTGCCAAACATTGCTTGATAGATTAATAAGTGAAGTAAACAAATTCGATAAAGAACATGAACAACTAATTTTTAGTAGAGATATTCGAGATAGTCAACCTGTTAAACAGAGTATGGTAGATATTAGAAAAGCTCTAGAAAGGAAAATAGAAGAGTATAAAAAAACAGTTCAAATTAGATCGAAACAAAGTTCTTAACAGTAATATTTCCTACCATTCCTGAGTGTAACGAACATTGATATCTAAATGTTCCTGATTCGCTACTAGGAATTTTCCAATACAATACACCAGCGTCTTTACCTTGAGCACTTGCAGCAGTACTAACTGTTCCATCAGTTGCAACATGTGTTAATCCTGTATTATAATTACTTCCTGAAAAATCTTGAAGTAGGAAAGGATGTGATCCTGCCATAGTGCTTAAATTAAATGCTATAGTTGTTCCGTTTAGTGCATAGATTGTAGGATTATTTGTTGATCCATATTGATCAAATCTGTAAGCAGTGCTGCCACTGTTTGTTACATCTAACATAGTAATTGCTGGTAGATATATTTTATCAACTGTTAAATTTGCCTCATCAACATCTGTAAGGTCATCAAAATTAGGTGTTGATGCTGATGCTGTAAACGTTATTGTATCAGTAGTAGCATTTGTTGTAATATTAATTCCTGAACCACCTACAAATGTTACTTCATCAGTTTCGCTATCTGCTACAACACTAGATTGTCCAGATATTGCAAATGATGCAAAAGCATTTTGGTTTGCATCTCCGCCTCCAGCAGATGCAGAAGGTATCCAATTAGAGCCGTTCCATTGTAAAACATCGTTTGTGCTAGGTGCCGATGACGTAGTATCTACATCACTAAGAGCATCTATACTTGAACTACCAGTTAGATATGTTCCAAGATCACTTATCTGACTTTCAGTAATACTAAGTGCTGCTTGGTGTTGTGTGACACTTGACTCAGTAATGTTTACATTTGGTACATTTGCCCAAGTAACTGCTGCTGTTAGATCGTTTACTTCAGCAGTTAACGCTCCTAATCCCGAGGCTGTTGGAGGAGTAAATTTAAATTCACCTGTGCTATTATCATAAGAGATTGCACCATTGCCGCTTGGAGTATTTTCAACACCAACACTCAAACTTGCTAGTGTTAAAATTGCAGGTTTGTTGTTTAAATTATTATAATCAAGGTAATAAGAACCGTCAAAACCATCAAGTGTATCAGCATCTGTTCCAGCGCCACCAGTTGTAGCATCTGCGCCAGGAGCCCATTGTGCACCATTCCATTTTAAAACTTGTCCTGTTGTCGGAGCAGAACTTGTTGTATCAACATCACTTAAAAAGTCAATGCTAAATGCATCCATGTTAATTTCTACATTGTCTGTATCTGTAGCAATAGAGGTTGATATATTTGTGCCACCGATTATATTAAGAGTATCATTAATACTTGCTGCTACTGTTGAACCTTCATCAGCAGTAATAGTACCAAAGGCATCTCCACCGCCACCTGTACTAGTAATAGTAAGTGTATCGCCTACTATTGCAGTAGTAACATTAGTGCCGCCAGCAACTGTAAGACTGTCTGTAGGAATGTTGGCTTCAGTAAATCCTGTATCTGCATTGAATCTTGTAAAAATATTTGCTCCAGGCGGTGATGTGGTTACATTCCAGGAAGTACCGTCATACTGCCAAGTAGTACTACCTTCTGTAAATGTATCATTTAGTGCCGGGCTAGCCGGAAAGTTTATTGCCATAATATTTCCTTATACAGTATTTAGTTATTTCTTCAATCTGAAGTTTGCTGCGCCTTTTATTGTTAGTTTATTTGTGATTCTACGCTTACCTGTTTTGAATCTTTCATCCCAAGGTGCTTGATATAAAACTCTAGGTGATGCACCTTCTAAACTTGGATAGTCAGTCCAATTAGCGTCATTAGGTGTTGTAGATTCAACACCAACGTAAAAATCACTTGAATCTTGGGTGTTTAAGTTTAGTGTCCATTCTTTTAATTCTTTCCATGTCCAATCTCTATTGTGTTCTAAAACTGTTGTTAAGAATCCAGCAGCAACTGGGCATGCAGCACTAGTACCACTAAATGTACAGTCGGTTGCTGTTCCACTGTTATATGTAAACCCACTGTATGTATCGGGCCTATTTCCAACACTACTATAGGTTTTATTTGCAGCCAATGTTCCATCTGCTGCTGCAAATACATCTATTTGATTGCCTCTATCACTATATCCTACTTTTCTTTCTGTGCTTCCTGTACCATAGTTGTCGTCTAGCGCACCTATGTTGATAGTTTTGTAATCTGTGTTGCCACTTTCATTAGTATACATTCCGCCTTGTTGAGGAAATCCTGTTCTATTTGTTGTGCCAAATACTTCTACACCAAACTCTGTAAATGAAGAATTTTCTAAAGTTCCTCCATTATCAGTGGTAATATAATTATTGTAATCTGGGTGTCCTTCTTTAACAACTTTTTGATTACTGTTACCAGCAGCACCAACAAATATAACACCTTCATCAATCATTTCATCTAGTGCAGTTGTTAGTGAATTAGTTTTCATTTGACTTTTCCAACGTCCACTATCACCTTGTGTTCCCATATGGCTTAACCAAGCAATGCCTGATTCAGATGTGTAAGATGTGTTTGTAGTTGCACGATGTGTGTAATAATATGTCGAACCGCCTGGATCTTTATTTGCACGATATCCCCAACTGTTTGAAGAAAGTGTTGGATCTTTTGTTCCGTATAGCGGATTAATTGGTTTCATTCTGTGGAATAATTTTTGTATATCAAATCCGGTTTCTATGCCAATACCCATTGTGCCATATAAATCAAGATTCCATTTGTTCGCATTAAATGCCCAACCCTGTGTTCTACCAAAAGATAATGCACCACACGGTGTGCCGTGTTCTCCTTCGGAATCTATGCCTGCTATTCTAGGTCGTGTTGTGTTATCTCCTAGCACATTTAATCTTGTATAATTGGTACTGACTGTAACAGTACCTTCATTAGCAAATTTTGCACTGCGGTTAGAAGCATTGCTCCACCATGCTCTCGCTTCTGATTCAGTAGGAACAATAGTACCATCCCAGCGTGTAATTAATCTATTACCTGGATCTGCATCGAACCATTCTGGATCTATATAATATGGACTGTCTAGTGCTATATCAAGTACATCACAAGTTCCGTTACCTGGTAATTTATTACCGCCTATATAACCTATAGGATTTTCAACAGGTGTGGTTCCGTCACTGACTTCTAAACAATTGTTTTGGAATTCTGGATGTCCTATCCACATACCCTCATCTGCAACAATTAAATCTATATTTTTTCCTGTAGCATATTGTTGTATATTAACTTCAGGTACAGCAGTGTCGGTTAATGAACCGTCTACCCAAGGGTCTAAAAATTGTTGGTGTCTATATAATTGGTATCCTGTTCTATTAACATCATTTGTGTTTAATCCTGATACTCTTCTATAATTTTTTACTGATCCAGTATATCTATTTACTAGATCAGGTCTTACTGCTTGTAATTCATCTTTAGGAGGTTTGTATTCATCATACTTTGAATAATCAATATTAATAAATCTTATTCTAGGATCTGATTTTAGTGTAGTGGCTTCTTCGTCTGTTAGTAGATAAGATCCTCTAGTAGGACTATGTTGCTTGTCGTCATCAACTGTTACAGTACGAGTAGGTACTGCTTCATATGTATTTCCGTCTGCAATTAATTCTGCATGCAGTTCTTGCCATTGTTCTTCGGTGTGTGTACCTAGTTGATAATATTTTTCATCAGCCATTGTCTAACCCTTATATCAAGTTTACCCAAGAGCCATTCTCATATCCTTGAAATTTATTGTCAGTAGTATTGTATATAAGATCACCATTTGCTGCTGTAAGAGCATTACGTTCTACTGTTGTTACTCTTAACATTTGTAAAGGACCTGTAGTCGGAACAATTCTAGTTCCTGCATTCAATTCTATTTCATTATCGGAAAATATTTCAGGAGTTCCAGACCCTTCAGAAGTAAACTCGCCGTTTATAATTAAATTGTTTTGTACAGTTAAATTATTGTTTACTACTGCATCATTGTTTACATTTAAATTTACACCTACTGTTGCATCTTGTAATACTGTCAAATCGTTACCAACTGTGACATCACTGTCCATATCTACAGCAGGAGTAAACACAATGCTTGTGCTATCTGTACTGTCAATTGTGTTTGAACTAAATGTAATGTTTCCAGTATTTCCTGCCACGGCTATATCGCCTGAACCTAGTACACTACTTCCATTTATAGTTTTAATATTTGTTCCACTTACTAAAGTTGCTTGGCCGTCACTTATGCCGTATCCTGATAATGTAGTTGGTGTACCTGTTAAACTTGCAAAAGTTTGTGCTGGAACTGAAGTTATATACCCACTGTCATTAGTGAATGCGCTTACATTAGTAGGAGCACCTGTTAAATCACCATAGGCTCCGCTAAAGCCTCCTGAAGCATCTTGAAATGTAAATGTGCCATTACCGTTTGTAGTTAAGACTTGTCCGTTTGTTCCATCTGCAATTCCTAATCCTAATAGCGTACCAGGAGCAGGTGCAGCAGGTTGTACCCATTGACTACTATCTGTATCTTGCACATATACATACAATTTAGCAGTCGAACTATTGTACCATATATCTCCTTGTGATGGACTATCAGGAGCAGTGTCAGAAACTGCTAGACTTGCACCGCCGCTACCAGAACCTGTACCTGGTTCAGCAACAGTAATTGTGTTGCCCATACCTGAATGATAACCACACCAAGTGTAAAGCGTAGTAGGAGTGTTGTTAGTAACAGTAATTTGAACTGAACGTGTTGTTGCAGTTGCAAACGATTCTTTATACTTTGTTTTAGTTACAATAACTCCGTCTAATTGGTATATAACATTATCAAGATATGCAGTACCTCCACCTAATTCACCATTAGCATTATCAGAACTAAAATTTAAAGGATGTTGATTAAGTGTTGTGCCGTTACTGTTAGGAAAATATAAATTAGTTAAATCATTTTGATTAAAAAGATATGTGTATCCAATCACAAACGTCATTTCAGGATTTTCAACACCGTTCAAGTAGTAAACGTTTCCGTTGTCTGGTGTATTTCTTGCTACTGTTGTGTTGTAATTTACAGTTGCAACACCAGATGAAGTTATTTCTTTTGTTACGTTTGTAGGTGTTAAAACACTGATTCCGCCTTTGGCAGTACCGTCATAGATTCTTAAGGCATTTGCTTGCCTATCAAAAAATATTTCACCTCTTGACCCTACATTTCTGTCAAGAAAATCCGTTTCTCTCGGTATAATACGTACTGCGTTGAATATTGGTATTGTGGACATACTGTATTTATCATTCGATAGGGAAATAATTTTTTGGTATATTATTGCACAGGTAAATATTAAAGTACACATATAATGGATAGCATGTAACATGAGCACACGATTAGAGGGAAAAGTTAAAAAAGGATGGGGCCATGAATTAATATGGGCAACCAACGAAAAATACTGTGGAAAAATTATGGTATTTGAAAAAATAGGTGCTAAATTTAGTATGCATTTTCATAAAGAAAAAGAAGAAACATGGTTTGTAAACAGTGGAAAGTTTTTGTTAAAATGGATTGACACAAAAGATGCAACAATACATTCGAAAGAGCTTGTTAAAGGAGACAAATGGCATAATCCACCATTGCAACCGCATCAACTTGAAGCATTAGAAGAAATGAGTGAAATTTTTGAAGTTAGCTCAGCGGATAGTGTTGAAGATAATTATAGAGTATTCCCAGGTAGTAGTCAACAAATAGGTAAACGTATTATTGTAAATGGAAGTTTTGATATTCTGCATAAAGGACATGTAAACTTATTAAATTATGCAAAATCTTTAGGAGATTATCTGCTAGTTGCTATTGATACTGATGCTAGAATAAAAGAATTAAAAGGAAAAAATCGTCCTATAAATCAACTTAATGAAAGATTACATTTGTTAAACAATTTAAAAGCAGTTGACGAAGTAGTTTATTTTGATTCAGAACAAGAATTAGTCGATATAATAAAAAACTACGCTCCTGATGTGATGGTCAAAGGTAGTGATTACAAAGATAAGAGAATTGTAGGTGCAGAACATTGTAACGCAATTGAATTTTACGAGATAGATAATGGTTATTCAACAACGAACAAAATACAAGATATTACTGATAGGGGATAGTTGTATCGATGAATACCATTATGGTAGCACCGATCGTATCAGTCCTGAAGCACCTGTTCCTGTTTTTCAAAATAAAAATACAAAAACAAATCCAGGAATGGCCGCTAACGTAAATGAAAATTTACGAGCATTTGGGTGTAATGTTGATTTTATTACTAACAAAGAAAAAATAGTTAAGTCACGATATATCGATTATAGATCAGGACAGCATCTAATTAGAGTTGATAAAGAACAAACAGTTGCTCCATGTCATACTGAATTTGTTAATTTAAGTTATGATGCAATAGTAATAAGTGATTATAACAAGGGTTTTGTCACAGAAGAATTAATTATAAATTTAAGAAATAAATTTAAAGGTCCTATATTTGTAGATACTAAAAAATTATACCTTGATAAATTTGAAGGTTGTATATTAAAAATAAACAGTCTTGAATATAGTAGAGCTAAAACTTTTTGTGAGGATTTAATTGTTACAAAAGGAAAAGAAGGTGCCACATACAAAGGTAATACGTACAATGCACCCGTAGTTGAAGTGCATGATGTGTGCGGTGCGGGAGATACATTCTTGTCTGTACTTGCGTATTCATATCTAAACTGCAATAACATCGAACAAGCAATTATGCACGCTAATAATGCTGCTGCATTGTCCGTACAGCACAGCGGAGTATACGTGCTTACAAAAGAGGATTTGAAACAGATATGAAGAAGATATTAGTTACAGGTGATAAAGGTTTTATTGCAAGACATTTGATTGATAAACTAAAAGCAGAACACGACATTCACGGCTATGATTATAGTGAAAATCATAATCCTAGTGTCGACGGTTATGATTGGGTAATACATCTAGGAGCAATATCTAGTACTACTGAAAGAGATGTTGATAAGGTTATGTTACAAAACTATGAATTTTCTAAATGGATATTCAAAGAATGTAATACTAGAGGTATAAATTTTCAATACGCATCTAGTGCAAGTGTATATGGACCATATGAAAAGTTTGGAGAAGATGATCCTAAACAACCCCAAAGTCCTTATGCTTGGAGTAAGTATCTATTTGATAGATGGGTGTGGCAACAGGAACATAACATTATTGTACAAGGTATGAGATACTTTAACGTGTACGGTCCTAGAGAACACAAGGGTACACAAGCAAGTCCTATAACAAAGTTTACAGAACAAGCAGAGGAAGAAGGCGTTATTACTTTGTTTGAAAACAGTGACAAGTACCTAAGAGATTTTATATTTGTTGGTGATGTATGTGATATACATGAGCAAATGATGTTGAATAATATACCGTCTGGTATATACAATATTGGTACAGGCTCTACAACTAGTTTTCAAACAGTTGCTGAATTAATTGCAAAAAAATATAATGCAGAGATAAAATACATTCCAATGCCAGAGGGATTACAAGGACAATATCAAGAATATACCTGTGCTGATATAACCAAGTTACTTAATATTTTTGATATAGAATTTAAAACTGTTAAAGAATATATAGATAGTGTTAAATAAAAGACGCTTTCAATGCAGTATTTGCAGATTTATTTTCTATTTCTGGATCAGGTAAAGAACTAGCAAAATCCCATAAGTTATCAAACACCATTGTTTTTCTTGCAAGGTTTTTGTAAGTAAATCTTTTTAATTTTTTTTCTGTTTCTTCACCATATCCTGTACGTACTAATATTGGTGTTGCACCTATTTTTTCTGCTGCCTTTAAATCAGTTAACTTATCGCCAACATAAAATCCACCTTTAAATTTTATATCGCACTCAGATTCTGCTTTTTTAAACATGCCTATATTAGGCTTTGCAAAGATATCGTTTTTTTGACTTGTATGACTATAATAGATTCCATTTATACTTTCACAACCTGCTTGTCCTAGCAAATTAAGCATATAATCATGTACAACAGCAACTTGTTCAGTAGTCATTATACCTTTACTAACTCCTGCTTGATTAGTTAGTACAACAATATTATAACCTTTTTTTCTAAGAAGTGCTACTGCTTCTAAACTATTTGTGATAGGTTTAAATTGCATAGGATGGGTAACATAAGTTCCAATATCCTCATTTATAGTGCCGTCTCTATCTAATCCTATTGTAATATTATTCATAATTTTAATCTTCTATCGATATATCCATGTTCCATGAGATAATAGTTTTTGTTTCTTCTGTATTATTAACAGGAGCTCTATGTATAACCCAACTAGGAAATGTAACAATATCTCCTTCATGTACATCAAACGTGTTTTTCTCTTTAGTTAATGGATTGATCCATTCTGTTTGTGCATCTTCTGGTAAGTTTACATAATAAACATTTGTAAAGTTATTGCTGTGTGTATGCCATGCGTGTTTACCACCTTTTGCATACTGCTGAAACCATATTTCAGTAATGCCGAATGTTTGATACCCCATGTTTTTACACCAATTATCAAGATGTACAGAAAGAAATGGATTTATCAGTTTAAGCCATTCTCTATTGCCATCATATCTTGCAGTATTCCAATCGCATTTAACAATATCACTATCAGGTGCAGTCATGTGTTCTGCATTTTCCTGTCTTTGAATAGCATCTAGTATCTGCTGTTTTAATTGACTATGTTCTTTAAATGGTTTAACAGTGATAGGGAAAGGAATTATAGTTTCCATTAGTATAAGTCACCTTTTCTTTTTACAATTATATTTGAAGAAAAAACAACTCTAGGTTCAGTTGTTTGGTTAAAATGTACATAGTGTTCTAAACAAGAAGGAAACATTAGTAATAATCCTTCTTTCATTTCAGGGTAAAAAGCATTAGGGTAATCATTCATAGGATCTAATTCTAAATACTTTAAATGATTTGATAAATTAGGTGTTCTAAAAACAAATTGTCCTGCTTCTGGACTAGGCTGTTTTAAAATTACAACACAAGAAAACGCCGGCACGTTAGTTGTAATATGATCATGTAATTGTTGATGATCGTGTTGCTCATGTACATTATACCAAGTTTCTATATCTACACTGTAAGGAAATTTAAACAAATATGAATCAATATAATCTTGTATGTAAGGTGCTGGTAGTATTGTATCATTCCATTTTTTAAAAAAATCTGAATCGTCCCAACGTTGAGATAGATTGTTAGTAATTTTACTTGCACTGTTAGAACTTCCGGTGTTATTTTTTCCTAATACCAACGGTAGATAATGGTCCTGTAAATTTTTAAGATCCTGCGGTTCTAATTCTTTTATACCAACCGGATAACCTTCAAGAGAAATTTTTAACATGTTTTTAATGTTTCCTTATTATATATACCAGTTTTAAATCCAGTTGTAAGATCTACAGTTTTACCAGTCTTAAAGAATTCAATTATTTTATCTGCTAAAATCTTATGATTAACTTCTGAAAAATGATTAAATCTAAGATCACCGGTCTTATCGTAGTATGCTATAGCAGTCTTTTCGTTATCAAATTCTAATCCTGATGTTTCACATAAGTTACCCTTTACTCCTGGAAGATTGTCAAACCCAGGGAGAATTAGACAGCGGATATTATGTTCTCCATATGTCTTAACTTTACGTGCTAATGAATCAAGAAACATGCTGTAATGTATAATATTTCGTCTTTCGAAATATAAATGTCTTTTATACATTTCTATTGCTTGATACTGTTCTTCTGTAACATCAACGCCCGGAGTTATCTTTGTCGCTAGTTGAATTGCCATGTATGGTTTATTTTCAAAGAACCATTCTCTATGCATAGAAGTCGGTTGTATTATGACAAAATCCCCTTCCTTAAATGAAGATTCTCTTTCAGCCAGTTTATAATAAATGTAATCATTAGAGCATCCTAACACAGAATCATTTATATATTCGCTATCTCCAAGTATGCTTTCTTTGACAATCGTAGTCCAAGTTTTTTCTAAGGGAATGAATGTTACTGATGTTCCGTGAGGACCAAACACTTCGTTCATATGGCTCTGGGGGATTGAAAAACTATCTCCAAAAATATACAACATTATACTGCACCTGTTTCCAACAAGATATTAAAAGACAAACTTATTCTATCATTGTTAGTTTTGTTTTCATTAACACTGTGATCTAAAAATCCTGGAAACAAAATTAACCTACCTTGCTCAGGCGGAAAAGAATTTTCGTGTGCAATAGAACTGCCAATAGGATTGCATTTTAATGCTTTTAGTGTATTTCTAAATACAATGTCGCCATCATCGCCACTAGTTTTAAACCAATACACTCCACTAATATGTGCGTTACCATGATCATGAATATGCGATGAAAGACCAGGCTTGTTTAATGTAAGCCAAGAAGAAGTCATTGCTGCTTTATAAGCAGGTTGAACATTACACGCTGCCATATAATTCACACAATGGTGCATAATAGTTTCACCAGTAATTTTCATATTTTCTAATTGTAATAGATGTTCAAAAAAGTCACCTTGATTAGATAGATATTGTGAAGATGAACTCCAATTTGGATTTTGTCCCCATGTTCCTTCACTGTATAGTTTGTCAACTATAGGCTGTAATTCGTTTTGTACTTCTGTGTATTCTTGATTTTCTAGTTTGTGTGTATATAGAGGTGTTGGAAACAAGGAAAAAATTTCTCCTTGATTTTCGTTTTGCATGCTTACCCTCCTTTACGCTCTATCGTTATGTGTGATCTCTACTAGTATTTTAACAGCAGGAAAGTAAATGTAATTTATTCCTGAATTATAAAGAGTGCGTAAAGCATCGTCAATAGATTCAACAAGTGGTTCGCCACCTAAGTTAAAACTAGTATTAAACAATGCAGGTACTCCAGTTTGATCTTTGAATTCCTTAATTAGGTTATACCAATGTACATTTTGTTCTTTAGATACTGTTTGTATTCGACATGTGCCGTCTACATGTATTACTGCTGGTATTTTTTCTTTCACTCCAGGCTGGCAATTAACAGCATACATCATGCTTGGTGAATCTTCCATGCCACGTAGGTCAAACCAATCATGTACATCATCTTGTAATACAGTTGCAGCAAATGGTCTAAAATATTCGCGCTTCTTCACTAAATTAACAAAATCTTTACCGTCTGGATCTGTTGGATCATACATTAAAGAACGGTTACCTAATGCACGTGGTCCGCTTTCACCTCTTTCTTGATATAGTGCTACAATATTTCTATTTCTAATAGTATCAATAACTTGTTTATAATCTACATTTGTTGTTATCTTACCATTATATTTTTTTGCAGTTTCTCTAATTGTATCTTCTGTGATAGTTTGAACTGGTCCTAAAAATAAATTTTCGTCTTTTTGTCTGACTTTTTTATCTTCATATGTTTTATAATAATGATAAAATGCTGCGCCCATTGCAGTACCTGCATCATTACTAACAGGTTCTACATATATCTTTACACCTTCAGGTAAATGTTTTAAGTAGTAATAATTTGCAACACAGTTTAGTGCGTAACCACCACTAATAACAATGTTTTTATTTCCAGTACGTTCAATTGATTTTAAAATTAGATCAAGTACAAGTTGTTGAGATTCTACTTGAACATTGTATGCCATATTTCTACGTGAAGGAAGTTGTGTAACATCTTCTCTATCAGATTTTCTAAGTAATTCTTGTATTTTGTTTTGTTCATCTGGATTATCCGGATCACTAACTGAACTAACTATATCGTTAGGATCATACATTCTATCTCTTATTTCTGGAAATTGAGATTCATTAACCCATGCTCCGTTTGGATATGTGTTAGTAAATAGATCTTTGTTACCACCAAAGATGTTAGTGTAAATTTTAGGTGCTTTATCTGGTTCTCCGTATGGAAACAGACCCATTGTTTTGCCTGCTTCAATAGAATCAAAACCGCAAAATCTTGTTACTGCTTCGTATGCTTTAACAATACCTGCTTTATCGTTGATCATTACTTCTGTGCCATTACCATCTCTATTGTAATGTTCAGTCTGCCAAGGTCCGTTGCCTCCAAAGTGCTTATAAATTTCTTTGAAACCTGCAGGATATGTGCAATCAAATATACTTTCAACTTCAAACATAGTTTGTCCGTCAGGTCTTTCTACAAATGTTCCTGCACCGTCAACAATTATAGCACTTGCTTTTTCAAACCCAGATCTATAAAATGCTAGTGCAGCATGACTTCTATGATGTTGATCATGATATTTAAAAACCTGTGTTTCGGGATCGTCAATTAATCTTAGTTTTCTAGCGAGTGCTGTATACACATCTTGAGGCACATAATCATTTATAGGCTCTGCAAGTTGTGTATGTGATATTGCAAGATAATCAATCTTATCTGTATAATCTAAAATTTTAATCATACTTGCAAAAGGTCCACCGTCGTATTTGTAACGAGATAATCTTTCTTCTTCTATTGCAAATACAATTTCGCCGTCTTTTAGTAGACAAACACCTGCATTATGCCCTCTAGCAATTCCTGCAATGTAGCCTGTTTTTCTCATTATTGTTTTCCTAAAGTATCTTTAATTTGTTTTACAATTTTTTTCTTAGTGTCGTCACTTAGTTTCATTAAATTTTCGTTATGTCTATCAATTCTAATATCTATTACAACTCTAAGAGGAGAATATATTCTCTCGCCTAATCCGTTATCTATAATTTTTAGTGTGGTACTTTCAGGATATGAAATATTTTCAGGAAATGTACTACCTATAACTACTGTTCCAGGTTTTTTAAGAGCGTGAACAATATGTTGTCCTACGGAATCACAACCTAAAAAATAATCCGCAGCATTTATAATTGCAGTCCATTGTAATAAACTTACTTCTTCCGGAAACATTACATTTAAGTTTCGTTTCGTTGGTATTTTCATACTGCTCATTAGTATAACAGCATAATCTTTATTCAATTCTTCAAGTAAATCTACAATATCATCTACTTCAAACGATCTACCACTTTCATCAACAATTACTCCGCCATGTATTGTAGCAGTAGATCCAAATGGTTGAAATATTAATACTTTATCTTTTTTGAAATGTCTTTTTGCTTCTGCTACTAGCTCTTCACCTGTTGCAATATCTTTTTTTCCTATAAAGAGTTCATTGTATACTTTGGTTTCTGGAACTGTTTCAGGTGGATAATCATAATTAATCAGCATGTCAAAGGCTTGCACTAAGTTTGCTCTTTGAGTAAAATAAGCATTAAGTTTGTAAGGTTCAGGTGTAATGATTTCTCTATCTTTTAATTTTTCAAAAAGATTAGGATCATTAGCAGGAAAGGTATTGTTAACTAATATTTTACTGGTTAGATATAAATCAATCCAACCTTCTACAATAATAGGTGCTGTTGGATCAATATTTTTTAAATGATATTCTAATGCTGGAATCGCACAAAGTACACGACCGGCACCACCATTAATAAAGAATGCTTTTTTCATTAATATTATAACCTTTGCTTATGCTGTTGTTATAATATTTATTGTGTTCTGAAAAGCCTAATTAATAATGTGGTTTACTTTACACCGTTTGGAAGCATACTAATAGCAGTAACATCAGCATCGCCTCTGTCAGCAATCCTTGTAACAGTTACTTCCGGATCATTAAAGTTTGGATCTGGTCCATCATCAGGTGACTCTGGAAATCTAACCAAATAACCTGGAACATCTGCCCAATCTGTTGGCATATCTCTTAGTTTTTGTCTATATTCACGCCATTGAGATTTTAATGAGTCTGGCATGTCTTCTGCTATTTTGCCATCACTATCAGACAATTTTTTATTTCTTTCTTGTCTTAGGAAATTCCAACCTTCAACTGCTGCTACTCTTTCCATTGGAGCCCACTCTAATGGACCTTTGTAATTTGGATACAAAGAATATTCGTTATAAACTTCACAAATGTGTGTAGGATCAGGAATAATAGCGTTTGGTTGATCACCAGGGCCAACTTCTACTTCATATACTTTAGGTTCTTCTATGCCGCCCCACAATAAAGCAATTTTTATTGTGTTTTCATCAGTGTCTGCTCTAAGAATTTCTTTTCTAATGTTTAATGGAAGAGGACAATCAGGCTCTTCATGCGGAGCATGACACTGCTCTAAGTATCCTGTTTCTTTATCAATCCATAAAATTATATGATCAGGACCATCATAATTCATTGTGGCTGTTTTACCTTGATTAGTTGTATTTGAATACATATAATCAGGTATAGCGTAAGTTAGTGTCTTTTTAATATTTGCCATTATGTTTTGCTCCTTAACTATATGTTACCCTTACTAATCCACCAGCACCAAATGAACCCCAACAAGCATTACGTGAACCAGTACCGTGTCCTGCTCCACCGCCTCCTGGAAATGCTGCGTGTGCTGAACAACAAGCCAAGTTACCTGTACACCAGTGTTTACCACCTACTCCGTGTGGTGCTGCAAATGGACCTGAAGGACCACCTGCTACTGAGAAGTAATCAGCACAACAGTTGTACTGTCTGTTCATTGAACCTGCTGTACCTCTAAATGTCATATCAGCGCCATAACTTGCTTCGTTACATGCGTTTGCCTGCCATGAACTGTTATATAAACCTCTGTTACACTGAACGTTACCAATGTGACAGTTGTAACAGTTTGATGATTTATCCCAAACTGTAGGACCGCCCATGCCGCCTGTTACACAGAAATTACTTAATCCTGTACCGTTAACGTAACTTCTACAACCATGACGGTTGTTTACGTTACATCTACAGCAACAACTACATGCTGAAGATCCAGCAGCACAAATTGTGTACTGGCTACCATCACCAAAACCATGAACTGATTTCTGTAATGTTTTTACAGCATAGTTTCCGCCTTGACCACCGATTCCGTTATCGTAGTCACCGCCTGATGATCCACCTGGGCCACCACCTGATAATATTTCAAATTTAATAGATGTAGTTCCGTTTGGCACAGTCCATAGGCAACATCTGCCGCCATTACATGGTGTCCACCAATCGCCATCATATACATAAAATTCGTAACCTTCAGCAATTTTACATTGGTGCTGTCCGTTACAATAGATAATACCCTTATTTGATAATTGTACAGCCATTACTGTTGTCCTCCTTTTATCGCATCTATTTCTTGTTTAAGTGTTTTGATAGATTCTATTAACAGTGGAATTAAACTATCATAACTTATAGCAAGATAACCATCTTCTCTTTCTACAACTGCCGATGGAAGAACTTCTTGTACTTCTTGAGCTATAACTCCTACGTCACGTTTAGTTCTTTCTGGATACATTTCTTGTGCAATGCTATTCCAGTTATATTCGTATCCTGATAATTTTGTTATTTTTTCTAAACTGTCATCAATTTTAACAATATCTTCTTTTAATCTTTTGTCTGAAGATGCATATGCTAATATATCTGCACCTGCGTAAATAGCGCCACTTACACCAACACCACCAGTTACAACTAGTGTACCTGTAGTAATTGAAGTTGAAGCAGTATTTCCACCTAATGACATAGTTCCTGTACTAGGTTGGAAAGATAATTTTGTAGTTGAAACTTTTGTTTCTGTTAAAAATCCTGTAGCAGATTGTGTGCTAATTACTGGATAATAAGTTGCTGCATCACCTGTTTCATCAGCATGTGCTGGACCTGCTGCTTGCCATGATAGTACTCCTGCACCGTTTGTTACTAGTGCATATCCTGTTGAAACTGCTTCAGCATCTGGCAATGTCCATATTACATCACTTGCAATAGTTGCAGGTGCTTTGAATCCAACGTAATGACTATCGTCACTGTCACCAAATCTTAAATCTGCTTGTAATCCTAAATGCGTGTTACCCTGGATGTTTGTTCTACCAGTACCTTGCGGATCAATAGTGATATCAAGATCTTCAGCAGCACTAATCGTAGTGTTAGTAATGTTAATACCACCTAGTGCACCACCGACTTCACCTGTTGTAATTTTTCTTGCCATTATACTTTCCTTTTAATTACGCCGTAACTGTTGATGTTTCAATGCCCATTGCTACAGCACTAACACCTACACCTGAAGCGTAAACTTTAATTATTTTACCAGCGTCTAATACTAAACCTGTTCTTTCCAACACACCCTTAGGTGCTAAAACTACATCATATTCGATGAATTCGTCGTTGCCAGGTGTGCCTGGTGCAGCCACTGTAGTCACCGCTACTCTTAAAGTAATGTTACCAGTGGTCCTGTTAACCATACTTACACTAGCGACGCAAAAAGTGTCTGCAGGGCATACATACAAGTTTTCGTATGTAGTTGCTGCTACGTCTAAAGTTCCTAATCTTCCTGTTGCCATTTTATTTCTTCTCCACTGTTATTTATGTTAAGAAGTAGTTAAATGCTATCGGAAGACCGACAACGCCACTTCTAAAATCAAATGTTGCATTCATTTTAATTGATTGACCAGTTGTAGTACTTATCGTATTATTTTGGATAGTAATAAAACCAGCAGTTACACTGTTAACGTTAAGTGCAGCACCACCGCCACCAATTTGTGAACTAATATATGCTTTAATAGCTCTTTGTGTTGGTACAATATTATCCGAATTAGCACTAAAGAATACATCTGTACTAAATTCAGTAATACTTGCACTATTTCCGCCTAGTGTAACCTCTCCAAGTGTAAGTTCTTGTAGTCCTGAAATATTAAATGCATCAGCATTCAATGTTGCAACACCAGTTGACTGTTCAATTGTAAACAAGTCACCAACTCTGAAGTTACCATCTTGGTCCGTTGATGTAAAGAACACTCTACCACCGTTATCATCTCTGGTTTCATTTGCTTGATTTGGTAACTTACTTGGAGTATTTGGATAGTTTGTAGAAGCAAATCCTCCAGTACCAATATCTAAGAAATCGTGTCCTGTCAATCTAACTTGTGAATATCTAATTCTAGTTTCAACACTAGTGCCATCCGGCGGAGTATCAAATACTGTCATATCCGGAGCAATCTGCAAGAATGCTGTTTGTGCACCATCGTTTTCGCCTAACAATGTTAAAACTTGTACTAGTTTAAATGTTCTTTCTGGTAAATGTCCAAACACAACGTTTGAACCTACTGCTGGAACTTTTGATAATCTTCTTACCGCTATAAATGATCCGCTTTGGAAGATATCTGCAAATCCATCTCCGCTATTTAGATCAGCACTTGCTGTAACATATCCTGTTCCTCTGTTTTTAAAGGATGGTTGAGCTAGTGCTCCTTTACCAATTCTAACTTCTGTCGGAGCCTCAAATGTATTATTAGGATCTGTAATAGTTATTGTTGGTGCAGTAGCATATCCTGAACCTGGTTCAGTAATTCTAATTGCAAATATTTTCTCAGTTGCAACAAATGCTCTACCTTGTGCTCTTGTACCTTCTTTAATTTGTATACCGCCGTTTCCTGAACCTTGTCTAGCACCTACAAACATTCCTACTTGGTTTGGATTACCAAATGCTGTAGCAACAAGTCCGTTTGTTTCGGATTGTGTTCTTGCTGTCCATACAATACCATCTGTCGATGTTGCGTAGTTTGCGCCATCACTTACTGCTACAAATGTTCCTTGTCCGTATTCAATATGTGACCATCCTGCAGTTGAAGGTAATGTGCTTGCAGTCCAAGTTTGACCGCCATCAATACTGTAAGCGGCTACTGTACCGTTTGTTGCTGATACTGCAACAAATCTGTTGTTACCATATGCAACACTGCTCCAGTCTGAAGTTGATGGTAAAGTAACAGCAGTCCAAGTTGCGCCTTTGTCAACTGACCATGCTGCTTTGTTTGTGCCTGAAGCAAGTACTACCCAATATCCGCCGCCATATGCAACACTATCCCATGTGCTTGTGCTTGGAAGACTAGCAGCGGTAACGCTCCAAGAAACACCACCATCTTCGGAAATTGCTGCTTCTGTTGAGCCTGATTTAACTGCTATCCAACAGTTAGCACCGTAACCAACTGCATTCCAACTTCCTGTGCTAGGTAAGTTTCCTCCTGCTGTCCAAGTTGCTCCGCCATCAGCACTAAATGCTGTGTCGTCAACTCCTGTGCCACCTGCAATAGCAATTACTCTTTCATCATTTTCTCTTGCTTTACCTGCAACACTTGTAAATGTTCCTGCACCTGTTGCCTCAAAAATTGTTCCTGGTAAAATTGCACTTGCACCTATTGAGAACCAAGGAGTATCTCCAGGTTCTGTAATAGTGTATGCTCTGCCAGTAACAAAATTTGTTGCTTCAACCACTTTATCCATTCTACCGCCAGCAAGTGCTGTCCAAGTAGTTGTTGCAGGAAGTGTTCCACCTGTTGTCCATGTTACACCATCTGCGGAAGTATTTGTGCCGTTTCCTGTTGCGCTTGGTAAAGCAATAAACTTACCACCGTTTGATGTACCTGATTTGTCAAATTCTACTATAGCACCAGTGCTACTGTTTATAGATGTAATTGTAAGCACTATATCGTTTGCTGGTGTTGCTCCACCAACTGCTGTACCTAAAATAGTAACTGTATCTAATCTTGCGTAACCAGTACCACCTGTTTTTAAAACAACTTCATACTTTGTACCTTTCTTGAAAACATCAAATGTAGCATTAATACCTGATCCTGTAGTAGAATTCTGTACTGTATTAAGGTAATTTTCAAAAATGTTTTGGTAATGTAAGTCAGCCCAAGTAGTAGTAGCAGCCAATGTTCTTGCTGTTTCGCTTCTTGGTGGTGTACCAAATGTAACATTTGGTTGAATTACATATGTAGTTGATGCATCCGGTGCTGCAATTGTAGTACCTGGAACTTCATGATCCCAACCTGCTGCTCCTGTAGATGGTTTTGTTACTGTAGCAACTTTTGTTCCTGAATTGTAAGTATCAATAATACCTACTTGTCCAACACCATTACCACCGTTTAGATAAACTCTCATACCAATGTATGCTGTACTTGTTTGACTATCTGTTGCAGCAATAGTAATCTGTGTAGTTGTTCCACCTTGTGCAGTGTTTGCCGATTGTACATATCCAAATCCGCCGAAGTTACCTGCGGCTTCTGGTGCATTTGTCGAATCGTCTACATTGTCAAGCAGTCTTACATTGAATACTGCATCATCTCTAATTTCTTTTCCTAATTCTGCCGATGCATCTGATCCAGCACCAAATAGTCCCATATCTGCTTCTGTATATTCTGAACCAGCATTGTTATATTCTAGTGTGAAAATTTTATCTGCACCGTCAGTAGTTACTGATCCTACTGTTGCTTCGAATTGAAGTCTGTTATCTACTACAGATGATCCTACAGTTTCTGTACTGTCAAATCCTTCTGCTACTGATCCAAAGTCACCGTAAGAGTTGTTACCGTTGGTTCCTCTAATTCTTCCACCTTCGGTTGATAGATATCCAATATGTGCATAGTAAGTAAACACTGATACAAGCTCTGCTCTACCATTGTTTGCTACCCAAGCACCAATACCGTCTGATATAACCTGTGTAAAGTCGTTGGACACAATCGAATCATTACCACCGTTGTGTAATGCTCCATCAATTTTTTGTCCTATGGCTGCGTTACCAAATGTTGTAACGTTTTGTACGTAAGGTGAACGTTGAATAATCCAACCTCTAAAATCATCTGGTCCCCAACCTGGATCAAGTGATGCATATGCACCTGCTGATACTCTTGATGTTCCATACTCGTTTTCTTGTGTAAGGTCACCATTTAAGCCATCTAGTGTTTGATTTCTTACACCAGTTCCGTTTCTCAAGTAATAGAAATCTTCTTCTTGTGATCCTGTAACTGCATTTGCATAGTATCTTGCAGCATATCGTGACTTGTAGTTAGAAGTCCACTGCAGATCCCATTTAAGTGCATCTATATAAGTATCAACATCTCTTGCACAAGCAGTTTCATCGTACAACATTTCAACATTTGCACTTCCTGTTGCAGTAGTTAATGTTACCGCACTACCTGCATAGCGTGAAGTTGCAATTTTAAACTGTGTTGCACTAACAACATCGTACACATAGTATGTTGTACCTGCAACAATATTTCCAAATGTTGTGCCTGTAAATTTAATTGCTGCATTTCTTTTCAACCAGCCTGTATCACTTATAGTAATAACATCTGTTGTGATTGTTGTATTTGTTATAGTGCCACTGAATGCATCGTCGATGTAAGCAGCAACTTCTGCTTTAATAAAGTCTCTGTTTTCTTCTAGTTTTAATCTAGCGTAGTCTCTATTTCTAATCTCAGTTGCACAAACGTCACCTTCATTAGTTGCACTAAAGAATATTGTGTCTAGTTTATCCATCAACAACGCAACTCTTGCTGCTGCTGTTGCGTCACTATTTAAGTAAGTTGCAGTGTCGCCTGCAATCACAGTTGCTAGATATTTAAAAGCAGCTCTTGTTGCAGTCTTTTGTCCTAAAGTGTAAACATCACTTGAAGTACTACGCAAGTATGCTAATGCTGCAATATGTGTGGCAAAATTTGTTGCGTCTGCATTGATCGCACCTGCGCCTAACATAAAGTCAAACATTACTGCTTCAAGTATTAATCTTGTATCTCTTTTACACTTAGCCTCGTCATATACAAGTGTAGGATAGTTAGTATCAATGTAACTGTCAACCAGTGTTACAAGGGCCTCTTGCTGCGCATCTAAGGTCTCTGCAGCGGTGATAAGTGCTGTAGTTGAACTTACAGCATTAGTTACTGCTGGATAGTTTTCTACGTGTGCAGGTACACTTAAACCAGTTGCGTCTGTTAATGTAAACACACTACCACCAAATGTTTCACTAACTGTAAATGTGTTAGCGGCCGGTGTGCTTATAATCCAATACTTTGTATCTTTTACTAAGTTATTAGACGCTTCTAATGGAATAAATGCATCACCAACTTCTAATCCGTGTGCTGCACTTGTTGTTATAACATTTGATGCTGTTGTAGTTACAGTGACATTTGGTAAATCAGCCCCTGTTGAATCTCCAGCAAGCGTGTTAAGAATAATATCAAAATTATTTTCAATATGTGTTGCAACAGATGCACCAGCATCTGCATTCATGTATTGTGGAATTGTACTCTGTAAACCTGTAATAGTTGTACTTCTAGCAACTTTTGCTAACAATTCTTTCAAATAGTTATATGCTGAAATTGTTTGTGTAACTGCATTGCTATTTAATGCACTTGTAGAACTATTACCGTCCCAATATGCTTTTGCTGCATTAAGTATTTGATAGTTTCCACCATATGTTAAATCATAACTAAATGCGTCAACGATATATCCAACATCTTGTCTGCACTTTGTCTTACTATATTTTAGTGTAGGAAAGTTATTTGTAATATATTGTATAACTTCTTCTTGTAAGAATTTTTTGTTGTACTCAATATTTTTCTTAGCAGTACCATATCCTGCCAAATAAGATGAATTATAACCTGTTGGCTCTGTTAAGTTGGTTGTATGTTTTACACCAAGTTTAAAATCAATTTGCTCTGCTATCACATCAACTAATTTTGATGTAATTCCTGCAGTTTCTGCGTCATCTGCTATAGGCCATGTTTGATCTTGAGAAGTTGTATTTCCTGTAGTAGGAGTAACTGATGTGCCATCAACAACATTACCAATAAATCCTTTAATATGTTTTAAAGTTTCTATTGAATAATAAGAATCAGTAACATCTGTATTACTATCTGCTTCTTGTTGTGCTGCAACATTAGTTGAACGAACTTCATCACCTAATATAACTGTTTCTGCAGGAACAATAATAGGTAATATCTCTTTGTATCTACCTGACTTAACGTTAATTGTAACATTAGGTACTAATCTTGTAGGAATAGCACTTGTGTCGCCTGCTGTAATTGTATCAGTAATAATTTTCAATAGCGTAGCGATTGTAGTAGATACTCCTGCTTCTGTAGTGTAGTTAGTATCGATGTACTGTGCTGCTACTGCTGTTGAGTCACTGCTGTCTTGGTATGCTGTTGACGGTGCAGTGTTATTTAAAACACTATTAATAATTGTTTCTAAGTGTCCGTATGCAGCAACAGATTGTTGTGCTTCTGCAGCCAATCCTGCTCCACCATATACTTTGTCTTCTGACGGTGCTGAAAATTCACCGTCTGCACTAAATCCGTTTACAAAAGATAACGCTGCTGCACGTGATTTTAGATTTCCGCCGTGTCCAATATCCCAGATAAGTCTGTCAATAATAAATCCAACATCTCTTTCACATTTGTATTCATCAAAATCAAAATTTTCCCAGATACTTCCTGGTGTTGCGTTTGCTACTTGATACTCTATGTAACTAGAAGTTTCTCTTTGTAAAAATACTCTATTTCTTTCTATTAGATACTGTGCGTTTGGATTTCTTGGTCCGTTTTCTACTTGCTCACATGCATATCTAATTGTCTTGAATGGTTTATCTACAGTTCTTCCGTATGTTGGTGCAGGTCCGTCTGTACCATGAGGAGCAACAAAATAAACTTGATCTGTTGCACCTAGTGTTCTCCATTCAGGTAGTGTTCCGCTTGAAACTAAAACTTGTCCTTCTGTACCAATTGGTAATCTAGCAGGTCCTGCTCCTGAATAGTAAACAAGATCTCCTGTTGCACTTAGTACATCTACATCGCTACCAACTGTGAACGCATTCCAGTAACTACCTGTTACATCTTGATCTGGTCTTGAATTATCTGCTCCACCACCTTCTGCGCCTACAGTAGATCCGTCGTCTCCTTCTGATCTATGATTTTGAATACAAACATAATTGTTTGCACCGAATCTTACTAAATCGCCTTTGAAGTATTCTCTGTCATCAGTCCATGTGCCTGTCCAGTTTAATCCTTCGTTAAGTTGATCCCAATAAGTTGCGTTTCCTGGTAGTGCTGCTACTGTAGCAGTCATTGTACCTGTTGCTGACGTAGGTGTAAATACTGCTCCGCCAGGTGTTGTTGAAATCGTAAATTCTGTTCCGCTGTCTACTGTTTTAATATAGTAAGTTGCACTTGTGAATACATTTCCAAATGTAGTACCTGACAATTGAATTGCCATGTTTGCAACCATACCTGTTGTATCGTCAGCAGTAAATATGTTTGTTCCTGCTGCTGTTTCTGATACTGTCGCTGTTATTGATGAACTATCGATTTTAGCTCTATATGTAAATCCGTTTAATCTTACTACTTCACCAATTTTGTAACTTGTACCAATTGCCCAATCATTTGAGAATGTGTAGTTTTCTGCAAATAAATCCCAATCTGTATTTCCAGAAGCAGTTGGTACTGTTCCTGTGTGTGTTGATTTTGAAACATATTGGTTACCACCGTATCTTACGATATCACCATTTTGATATGGTGTACTGATGCTCCACGTATCTTCAAATTCTAAACCTTCTACAAATTGATTCCATGATCCTGCTGCTACGTCAGCAGCAAAATCTGCTGTTGATGTGTGATGTTCGCCTGCAGGTACAACCCATAAACCGGCTCCCTGTTTTACAACATCATTTGCTTTGTATCTTGTTGCTGATGCCCATGCACCTTTGTAGTCAATACCTGTGTTAAAAGTATCCCAATATGCTGTATCGGCTTCTTGGCCTAGTGCTGCATCTGCTGTTGATGTATGTCCTGTTTTACATCTGTATGTATAACCGCCATATCTTACCAAATCACCAACTAAGTATCTAGTTGATATTGCCCAATCTGCTTTCCAATCTAATCCTTCTGCGTATAAATCCCATTTGGCTTGATCGGCTTCTAATCCTGTACTTGTTTCAACTCCGGAAGATCCTGATGATGCTGCACTATTAGAAGTATGAGCAGTATTTGCAATGTATAAACTGCCTCCATATCTAACAACATCATTAAGTGCGTACGATGTACTTACAGACCATTCGTCTCTCCAACGTTGTCCGTCACTCATCTGGTTCCATTTACTTGGAACAAAGTCTAAGTCTGTGTAAAAATTGTTGTCAGATGTATGTCCTACGGCACAAATATAAGTTTTTCCACCGTATTTTACTACATCGTCGATGTAATATTGTGTTGAACCTGTCCATTCGCCCTTCCAGACAAATCTAATTCTACCTAATTTAAACTCTGCCATTTTTTGCTTCCATTGTTGTTATGTATTTATCAATATGCATCATTATACCGTTCCTCACTACTCAATTCCAAATGAGTTCATAAACATTGTTTGTGCTAATATGCTGCCTGATATTCCAGCATTTGGTCCTTCAAAATCAGCACGTTGTCTAAATAAGTTTTCTAAACTTGCTACGTTGCCGATAGCATCTGGACCTACTTTTACAGTACCAGCAATAAAGCTCGCTGTCAATAAATCCGAACCACCAACATTCAATCTATTTTGTAAATAAGATTTAATTGCTCGCTGCGTAGGTACTACATTGTTACTGTCCTGTGAAAATAAAGGATCAGTTGAGAATTCTCTAACAACTGCACCTGATCCACCTAGTCTAACACCACCAAGTGCTAGTTCTGTTAGTCCGCCAAAGTCAAAGAAGTCAGCACTAATAGTAACAATACCAGTTGCCTGTTCAACAGCAAACAATTCTCCGCAACGGAAGTTACCGTTTTGGTCTGTGGATGTGTAGAATACTCTACCACCGTTGTTTTCATAAACTTCGTTTTCTGGAGCATAAACAAAAGTTGCTGCTTGATACAATGTTGGATAGTTAGTTTGTTCAAAGTTTCCTGTTCCGACATCAAGGAAATCATGTCCTGTGATTCTAACCTGTGAATATCTTTGTCTAATTTCTACTTGTGATGTGTGTTCAAGGAAATCATCTAAAGTTAGTTTAGGTGTTATTCTAAATCTTACAGTTTTGTTTCCTTTTGCATCTTCATCTAGTAATTCTTCAGTCTGTGTAGTATAGAATTCAGTTGCACCTCTAAATCTTAATTGTGTACCAGGTCCTGGTACAGGTCCAACTATACCTGATATTGTTACAAATTGTCCTGAAGGTATGTTATCTGCAAAACCATCTCCAAGCACAGTGACTTGTGTGCTTGATGTTCTATAACCTGAACCTCTGTTTACCCAGCCTGGTTGTGCAAGTACTCTGTCAGCAATCCTTATCTCAGCATATGCGTCTACTGTGTTTTTAGGATCAACAAACGTTAGTGTAGGTTGGAAAGTTTCATACCCACTGCCTGGTTCCCACATTCTAATTTCGTTAATGTTTCTTGATTCAACAATTACTCTTCCTTTTGCTCTACATCCAGTTAGTATTTTTTCTCCCTGGTTACTGTTTTTAGGAACAACAATCCATGTACCTGTACTATTTGAGAATGTAGTAGAGTCAGTAAGTGTAATATCTGGATTTCCAAAACCAACAGTATCCCATTCTAATTTATTTGTTAATGTTCTAGTAGTCCAATGTACACAATCTTCTGATGTTGCTGCAAATTGTGTTGTTAAATCAGCAGGAACATCACCCGAGATAGGTCTTAATCCGTTGTCACCTACAGCAAAGAAAACTCCTTGTCCGTATGCTATTTTTTTCCAATAGTGTGCAGTTGAACCATCTTGTGTAGGCATTGTTCCGCCGTACCAAGTAACACTGTTATAACTATATGAAAGATCACCTGTTGTTGAAATAGCAACCCATCTATTATTTCCGTATGTAATCGATGTCCATTCTTTTGTAGCAGAGTCATCAATCACATCCATAATTTCTGCATTCCATGTCCAAGTATCTGTAAGTGCGTTGTATTCACCTATTGCAGCAAAGTTTCCTGTATCACAAATCGCAACAAACTTTCCTTTACCGTACGCTACAGATTTCCATTTGTTAAATGTTGAATCTCCTATGTTTGGTAATTCAGTTTCCGTCCAACTTGCTCCACCGTCAATACTGTAAATTCCTTTATCGGCTGTTTCAGATACTGCAAGGAATACTCCATAGTCTCCATTACCTACAAGTGATTTACCGTATGCCATATCAGTCCATGTACTATCTACAGGAAGTGATACCGCTGTCCAATTTATACCGTTTTTAGAATAAAGTCCAATTCCAGAATTATATGCAACTGCTGCAAATCTATTTGATCCTGCTGCTAGTGCTCTCCAATCTCCGCCTTGTGGTAAAGTTTCTTGTGTCCAATTTGTTCCGTCAATACTGTAACTACTGTCTGTGCTAGAGCTAGGTAATAACACAAATCTTCCGCTTTGTGCAATTCCTGTTACTGATACTGCTGTAAGAGTGTTTGTACTATCTTCAGACACACCTGCAACTTCTAGATAACAATCGTTTTCAGGTGTTGCACCACCTAGTTCGTCACCCGGAATAGTAATAGTTGCTCCTTCAGTATATCCTGCTCCAATGCTGACTATACTTGCAACATATTTTCTTCCTAATTTAATTACGTCAAATGTTGCATCTTCAATTACATTGTCTCCTCCGCCAGTTCCTGTAACACCTTGGTATTCTTCTTCTGTTTCGCCATAAGCGATTGATGTCCAAGGAGATGCGCCTGCTAAGTCTACAACTTCTTGTTCGAATCCAGGATGTTGGAAAATTGGTCTAGGTTCTAATCTGTATGTGTTGTCAGTAAACAGTGCTGGCTGACTTGGAAATCCTGGAATAATATGATCCCATCCAGGCTGCCCGTCTGATTCTCTTGCTACTTGTGCCTTTTGATTAATTTTGTTGTAGGCAGTTACGTAACCATACTGTCCTGCACCTTTACCTGAAGTAATAATTAATCGTAACCCAAGAATATCAGCCTCTTCAAAATCACTATTTGTGGCTAGTGTTAATGTAGTTTCATCGCCAAACTGAGCGTTGTTACCTATGTTTTGGTATCCGCCTGCGCCTGGTGTACCACCTGAATCGCCTGGTCTGTTTTTTACAAGTGATTGATAAATTCCGCCATCACGTGTTTCTTCAAATACTGCTTCTGCATTTGTACCAGCACCTGCGAATTGATATGTAGCATTTGTATATTCTTGACCTGCATTACGATACTCTAGTGCAAGAATTTCATCGTTAACTTCTCCTGCAAATGCAATACCAATTGTTGCTTGTTCTGTTCTGTTATCAACTTCTGCAAATGCAGGTGTTTCTGTTGGATCGTTACCGTCTGCAACTGCACCAAAGTCACCATAAGAACTGTTACCGTTAGTAGCACGTATTACACCGCCCTTTTCTGCAAACATACCTATCTGTGCATAATATGTAAACACTGATACTAGCTCGCCTCTTCCATTGTTTAAGATCCAAGCACCTATACCATCGCTACAAACTTGCGTAAAGTCATTTGAAACAATCGATTTATTACCGCCGGCGTGTAGCGCACCATCAATTTTTTGTCCTACACAATTTGTACCAAATGTCGTAACATTTTGAATGTAAGGTGATCTTGTTTTAATCCATACACTTTCGTCATCTACACCCCAACCTGGATCAAGTGATACAAATGAACCTCCGGTCGGTCTTCTATATAATTCGTTTACACCTACAGGATTTAAATCTCCGTTCAATCCTTTGGTAGTTAAGTTTCTAACACCTGTAGCATCTCTAACATAAAACATGTCTTCGCGCTCTGATCCTTGTACAAGTCTTCTGTAATATCTTGCTTCTATCAAGGTGCTGTAGTTTCCTGGATACCTAGTATCCATTATAAATCCATCTACATATCTGCTAATCATATCCTGTAAATAAGTTGAATTATAAGCAATTGCGTTATCTGACAGATATGCTATAACTTCAGCAATTAAAAAATCTCTGTTTGCTTCAAGAATCTGTCTTGAATTATACCATGCCCAGTTTTCACCTACTGTATGATTTTGTATAGTGTTTGATCCTGTTACTGTTACATCTGCTCCTGTGCCTGCAATGTGATAATCTAGATAACTTCTAATATCTGTAATTAAATCAATTACGTTATCAGGTGCATCTGGTGCAAGAACTGGTTCGTATGTTAAATCTTCTCCTGTAGCAATATCAACATCATACACTTCGCCTTTTAATGTAGCATTAACATTTTGTGTTACAGTATTAGAAGTAGATGGAGTTATAGCAATATTAGTCATTACGCTAGGTATAATTGTAGCCAAATAACTTAGAGCAGTATAATGACTTGATAAATCACCTGCTAATTCTGCAACTGGTTTAGATGCTGTGATACTTGTGCTTCTTAATTCTGTTCCTAGCACTGCAACTTTTGCTGGTACTCTCAATGGTAATACTTCTTCGTATAATCCTGTACCCATTTGCACAGAAATATTTGAATAGTCATCCATCATCATAATTCTATCTAGTGCATATCTTAATGACTTGTAAGGCTTTTGAGGATCAAAACCTCTGTTAGAAGTCCTGTCATCAACTCCTGTATTTTTGTCTACATAAATGAATTTGTTTGCTATTCCAAAGGTTTTGTATTCTACAAAATTAGCATCATCAACAACTAAAACTTGATTTTCGCCACCTATTGGCAATGATGTTGTGCCTATTGTACTTAGATCACCTGCTCTTTGGAATCCAAATGTAAGCAAGTCTCCTTCAGCACTTAAAGCAACGTTGTCGCCTGCTTGTGATAAAAGATCCCAATAATAAAAACCTTCTCCGTTGTCTCCAGGATAGTTAAATGTATTTGCATCATGATTGAAGTTACATTTATATGCATTACCTCTGTATAAAACAATATCTCCTACTGAGTAATCTTCACCTACAGCCCAACTGTTTCTCCATGCAATTCCAGGAATAATTATTTCCCATTGTGAATTATCTAAAAATGCTAGTGAACTATCGCCTTGTGCTACATCTGTATCGGCTAATGCAAGATATAAGTTACCGCCTCGTCTTACAAGATCACCTGTTAGATATGCTGTACTTTCGGAGTATTGTCCTCTAATTCTTGCTGCCTTATGTAATATAGTCCATGATGTGTCTTGCGGAAATTGCGGTGCAAAAGATGCTGAAGGATTTACACCATTACTATTTCTTGTAGCAATGTAAATGTATCCACCATGTTTTACTATGTCTCCAATTGCATAGTACGTTTCTCCACTCCAGTTATTATAAAAATTAAATCCAGGAAATTCTGTTATAAAACAGTTATCTGTAATTACCTCACCTGAAGTGTGTCCTTTTGTAACTCTAAGTATAGATCCGCCATACTTCACAAGATCGTTTGGTCTGTATCTTGTAGCGTCTGACCATGATCCTACATACTCAATTCCTTCATGTAAGATTTCCCAATTTTCTAATGTACTATCCTCATCACCGTCATTGTTACCAATTTCGGTTCCGTCATCATTAGTACCGCTTGTGTGTTCAATTATACATTTATACGTGTTACCATTGTATCTAACAACATCGCCTACACCATATCTTGTAGTAGGTGTCCATACATTCGCCCAATTGTATGCGTCAGCATACTCTGCCCATTTATCAGCATTTGCTGCAAAAGTAGATCCTGAAGTATGTGATGTAACTGCTAGGTATAGTTTACCACCATAAAGTGTGATATCGCCTGGATTATATAAAGTTGCAGTCTGCCAGTTACCACGCCAAGCAACACCATCTGTCATTTTTCTCCATGCAGGAGTAAATTCTGAATCTTGTGGATCTGCTAGATATTCTTGGTCAGTTTGAAATGCGCTTGCTGTATGCTGTCTTACACAAACCCAAGTTTGTCCACCATATCTAACTACATCATCTCTATTGTAAACAATTGCAGTAACCCAACCTGATCTCCAAGTATATCTAAGTCTGCTTATCTTAAATTCTGCCATTTCCTATATCCTTAATTCCAAGGGTTTTCCGAACTGGAATTACCTGTTGGGTATTCATAATTTTGGTTAATTCTTTGTGTTAACATACCGTTACTATCTACATAGTAAAGTATGCTTCTTTGATCCCATCTATATTGACTCCAAACTAAATTATCGTCCTCAACTTCGTGATCTGCATTTACTCCTTCAAAATAATCAATACCTGGTTCAAAGTCTTCAAAAGTTTCTGAAGGTTTTCCAGGCAAATTAAGATGAATTGTATCTTTACTAATTAAATTATCAATTCTTTCTAAAAATACTTCTCCGTCATCGTTTCTTCTAATCATATATAGATAACGAGGACTGTTACCAAGTGACTCATTAGCAGCCTGACCAAAATAATATGTGCTCATTATGATATCTCCACGTAACTAATACTAGCATCGATACAATCGTCAGTATCACATTCTAGTCTTAATCCTGCTGTTTCGGGAAGGATTAACCTTTCACCGTTTGTTATTACTTTTGCACTAGATCCTGGAGGTATAGGAATTTGTCTAGCATAGTTAGCAACAGTAGATGATTCATCTACTACGTATACGTTTACAACTGCCATGTCAAAGTCTGACGTATTTGCTAGATTTAAACCTACAATTGTTGCTCTAACTCCTGCTATAATCTGTAAGATATCTACAGGTGTTTTTCCTACTCCAGTTACTACTTCGTTTTTAAATACTGTTGGCATACTATACTTATCCTAACATTAGTGCAAATGATGCTGCAATATCATTTGCTAAAATTTCTGATACAGCACCTGAAGCACCTGCAGGACTTGCCCAAGCAGTACCTGACCAAACTTCTAATGCATTTGTATCTGTGTTAAATCTTGTCATACCAACTACTGCATATGCAGTTGGTCTTTGTGATGTATTTCCTCTAGGAGGTACAAATCCGTTTGTACCTGCAATTTTAAAATACCCTGTTCCTGTTTGTTCTATTTGTGTAATGGCATTTGGTTCAACGTTTGTAATCACATTATCAGTAACTTTTAAGTTTCCTAATCTAACTCCGCCGCTGCCGTTGCCATCTAAGTGTAAGTCTAGACCAGTTGTGGTTGTTATTTCGTTATCACGAAATCTCAAATCTCCAACATCTAATGTGCTAAGTGATAGTAAATCAGTATTTAAATTATTTGCAAATAAATTTTTCCATTTAAATGCACTGCTTCCTAAATCAAATGTGTTATCTTGTTCAGGTATCAAATCACTTTTAATTGCAGCATTTATTTGAATTGAATCTGTAAGGTCATCACCTATAGTAATATTTCCGCCAATAGTTACATTGCCATCTACGTTTACATTACCAGTTACATACAAATCACCGTCTACGTTTGCTGATGACAATACTTCTAATGTGCCTGCTCCGTTTGGTCTAAACTCTAAATTTTGATTAGATTCTGTAGTGGAAATAGTATTTCCTTCTATCCTTAAATCATCAACGTCTACTTTTGAGTGATATATAACAGGATCTGATCCGCTAGGAGCAAAACTTATAGTATCTAAATCACTAGAGATAGTGTTACCAGTAATGTTTAAATTACCAATATCAATTTCAGTATCAATTTGAATGTTTGTTGATCTTGTAGTTCCTGTGACGTGTAAATCTGCTGTAGGTGCTGAATTGTTGACTCCAATGCGAGCATTGTTTACATCAACATATAAAATATCTGGGTCTGTTGCTCCATTTCTAAAAGTCAAATCTACGCCATTACGTATGAGATTTGCCTTTAAGAGCGGCCCACTTATACGACCTATTGCCATTTGCTCTCCTTACACGGGGATCCTGTCCCTCCAACTACCTTACATTGCGAGTTGACCACAGTAAAAGATTAACGATGGTCTTCGTTAACAAAAGTATTTAGCCAAAAGGAGAATTTAGCCCAGTATTAGGCTGTATGCATCGCCTAAATTTTCCATAAAAGGAACGTCGATTTCGGCACCACCACCTGTGGATAATTGATATCCATCGTCTGTTTGAGCACCTACTGTAAGCACAATATCGTTAGCAGGAGTAGACCCTCCTGTAAAATTATTACCTGTAATTGTAATTAAGTCGCCGGTTATATAACCTTGTCCTACTGTGGTAATAGTTATGGTAGATATTGCTCCAGAAGTTATTGTAATAGAAAATTCAGCATCAACACCGCTTCCATCTGTAACACCTGTTAAACCAGTTGCTGTTTGATTAGGTAATCCTGTTACAACACCTATGCCTGTAACTACTTCGATAGTACCTGCAAACACTTCTAGTAAATTTTGTTGATCGTTCCAACGTGTGTCACCTAGTTCAGGACGAGTAGGACGAGAAGCATCATCAGCAGCAGGAATTAGTAACGCATTTGTATCAAGAAACCTTAGATAACCTATTCCTGTATTAGCAAAAGTTAATGGTGTTTCAGGGTATTCTCTAGGTCCGCCATCTATATCAGTAAGATTTGTTATGGCATCAGTAGCACCAGTTACTGCTATAGTACCTGTCGGTCCTGGCCTTGATCCTGCGCCGTCATAGTTAATGTTTACAGTATATGTACCTGCACTATCTGATCCTGTTGAAGTGCCAGTAATAACTGTTCCATCTATAATACCTACACCTGAAAGTAACATTCCAGGTATGAATGTTCCTGTAATTGTTCCGCCTACTGTTAAAACATTGCCACTAATACTAGCAGCAGTACTTGTTGCACTTATATTATTCCATTTTGTCCATTCAATTAAATTAATGCCTGTGTCTGGTGCAAGAATTATATCATCGTTACTTTGTAGTGCAAAAATTTGATTATTAACACCATCTAATTTTTGTTGATCACTTACTCTAACTTCTAATGGTAATACTGCATCAGTGTTTGTTAAATTATCTGTTACAAAAATATTGTTCCATCTTCTTACAGAACTATCAACAAGTGTTCCTGAACCTAAATTCCAAGTAGCGTCATCGCCAGGAATAATCGATTGTGAAAAGTCTGGAACTATCTCAACAACATCTCCTGAACCGCCCCCTACATCAGGATTATATAGTTCGTCTCCAATAGTCAGGTCGCCAAGTTTACTAAGGTTTCCATCCATAGTCAAGTCACCTGTTACTCCTAGGTCACCATCAATGTTTGCTGCACTTGGAAAATCTACTGTTCCTGACTCAGACCTAACTTCAATTGTTTGATTAGTTGTTATTCCACTTATGGTATTATCGTTAAATTCTAAATCATCTGATCTCATTCTTTGATGTGTAATTACAGGTTTTGGATCTACATAAACTCCTTTAGTAAAAAGGTAATTGTTACCAGGCACTAAAGTTGAATTTATCAATGTTGTTACCGCTTGTGCTCTTGCAGTAAAATCTGCCGTAGTTGATCTCGGCAATGCTGCTATACTTGGTGGATAAACTACTTCTGAAGTTGAGCCAAAAAATTCAATATATTGGAAACCATAAGTATTGCTCCACCCAGTCCTATCCCACTGGCCGCTTGACTTAACTGTAAAACCTATTATTGGTGTTCCGTCGGGTTCATTTAGATAAAGTGTATCAGTGTTTACTACAAACTGATCTACAAAACTTTGCTCAAAAGCAAATAAAAATCTTCTTATGTTTGTAAACGGATAAGACGCTAGTGGAGAGCCAGTCATATCCCCAAAAGAAAATTCATTATCACGAAGATCATTTTTATCAATAAAACCATCTGTGTTGACATCAGTTAATGGTCCAGCAACTCCGTTTGTTTCAGCAGGTAAAAATTGTGCTGTGACAGAAACGTTAGTAAGAGGTGTAGGAACTATATTTAAAGGTCCGTATACTGTAGAAAATGTTGAAGGGGCTTTTGCAATTACTTTGTCAATAGTTGCAACATTGTCAACTTGAACACGTGTA